CTCATAGGACACCTCCGTGCCCTTGAGCTTTTCGATAAAGGACAACAACCTGTCCGTTAGTGTAGTACCCATATCCCCACCCCCAGTAGGGGCAGGGTATGGGTACTAAAACGGCACGTCCTCGGGGTTTATCGGCGCATCAAGCGCGTCATATACCTTGTCTGCAGCACTCTTGGGCTTACTACTACCAAGGAACTTAGCATCTCGTGCATCGTTCTCCGGCAAGTCGGTTGCAAGCTGGGTGAGTGCACCACCCACAACTTCGATGTCAGCCGTCTTGTCACCACGCTTAAACACCATCTGGTAGTTACTGCGAGCGACACCAGCACCGTCGGTGTAGCTGTTCTCCTTAGCACCTACGATAGTCTCAGAGTCGTATACGCTCTCAGACTCATCGAAGCTCTGTAGGTACGAGTACAGGCGTAGGTGTGTGGTGTCGTCCGGGTTGTACAGACTACCACCTGTTACGGGCATCTTCACGAGTTTGCCGTTGTAGAGACCGTATACCACGAGTCCTACCTTAGCACCCCGCGCCTTCGCGTCCTTCTCAGTCATCATGCCGGCAGTCGTGAGGATGTTGGTAGCACCAGCATCGTACTCCACACTCTCCAGTGTCTTCTCGTTGTTCTCCCATGCGGTGAGCTTGCGACGGATCTTCACGATAGTTATGGTAAACGCTCCATCAAGTGACTTCGCGTCTTCCCGCTTGTCCTTGGGCTGGCTGTAGTGTGCAAGGTAGAACTTGCCATCCTTGCCTAGGGTGATTGTGTCGTAGTACTGACCGCCTACGGGCTGGCTCTGGTATGCCTTTGCGCCTGATAGTGCGTCCAACTCTTGTTTTGTATATGCCATATTGTTATTTGTTATCTTTAATAATTAGCAAACTCTCCATGATATTTGATGCAAGCTTCACAGTAGGATTTGTATGCTTCTTCTTTTGTCTTGTGATACCCAAGGCTTATTGTTTTGTCACCATTTCTTATTCTAGCCGTCCATAATTTTGATGGCTTATGGAATATTACACCCTTGTACCCAGAAGTATTAGTTGATAATTTATTTTTATTACAATTATTTTGTTGATGCGTACAAACTCTAAGATTAATTTTTCTGTTGTCCAAACCATCACCGTTAACGTGGTCTGTCTCCATTCCTTTGGGAGTATTCATGATAACTCTGTGCATATTCTCTCTAGAGCTTCTTTGCTTTTTTGCATCCCAATTAACGTTTCGTACCGCATACCACGTACCTCTGGAATTCATTGCATACCATTTGTACTTCATCAACTCCTCGTAGTCTTCTGCATCTACTAATGCCCCCTTACCTTGAGTAAGCGGTATCTCTTTTGGCTTCCGTGGCCGTCCGCCCTTCTTGCCATTCTCCCTAGACGATACCGCCTTGCGTTCACTCGTAATACTTCCTAGTGCTACTGCGTTTGGGTTTTTCATATACCTATAGTATATACTTACCGATAGGTTAGTGCAATATACTATTGTGCGTTATCTACTGCTGCTTGTAATGCTTGTAATACCGTTGCTGGGTCTGCTGTCCTCGGGTCGAGTGTAGTCATCTCGGTGATGAATGTACCATACTCTGCGCGTGGCAGTTTCGGGAAGGTGGTTGCGACGTATGCGATGACATCATCACGGGTGATGGTAGGTACGGGTGATGGTGCCTCCTTACCGAGCATAGCCCACTCGATGAGTTGCTTTCCGGTGTCCGGGGTGATGATGAAGGGGTCTTTGCCTTCGAAGAGTTCGGTACGATCCTTAGACGCTACTACCTTGTGGGTGTCCCGGTCGATGTTAAAGTTGAGTGTAAGGTTGTACTCCCATCCCTCACGCGTTATCTCCTTGACACCAACCTTCTTGACCTGCTTTGTCTCTGTCATAACCGTTTCAATCTTGTTGCGTACGGTTGTGATGATGTGTGCTCGACTAGTAATCATCTTGTCAATGAACCGCTGGTGTCGTGGGGTAGTCTCGCTCCACGCACTCCATGTGTTCCCACGGAACTTAGTCTGTGCGATTGTCTCGTTTATCTCCAAACATGCCTCCCACTCCGGGGTGATGCTGTCGATGATAATGACCTCCATACCTGCATCCTCACACTCGGTGATTGCCTTGATATATTCTTCCGGGCTGAACTTCTCAAGTGGGCGCACACTGTATGCGCCGAGATGTGCGTATAGGTCGCCACTGCCCGCCTCAGTGTCTATGAGGGCTATCTTGTCCCACGCTGCCATACCTGACGCGAGGAGTAGTGCGCTATACGTCTTCCCGGCACCTGCTGGTGCTGATAGTCCGATACGTAGCTTGGCCTGTCGCCTTTCTGCTTTTCGTAAAGTTGACATAATATAATTATGCCGTTCTATTTTCCGTCCTCCTTGCGAGTGGACGGAAAATAGAACGCGCAAGGATAATTAATAATTTAATAATGTTTCGACCTCAAATAACTATACCGCTGAACACATATATTTCCAGTTAGTTATCCACACCTATTGAAGTCTGGCAAATTCTCCATGTGCTTCTTGCGCTTTGTTGCAGTAAGCGGTATACGCGTCCTCTAATGTTTTAAAATTACCGAGATATACTTTTTTTTTGTTAATCTTTATCCTTGCTTGCCATTTATTATTGCTTTTTGACCAATATACACCTTTGTACCCAGAGGTATTACGACTGTTAGGTCCAGTATTGTATTGGTTTTGCATACTGGTACAAATACGTAGATTGCTTTTCCTGTTATCTAAGCCGTTGCCGTTGATGTGGTCGGTATACATACCTTGAGGGGTGTCCATAATAAATGCATGAATATACACTGTATACCGTGGCTTATACTGCGCCATGTTAGTTGACGATTTACGAGCACCATAAAATGTGCCGCCACGTTTTAATGCATGCCACTTCCACCTACTTAACTCCTCATAATCATCGTCATCAACAATGGCTCTTTGCCCCTGTGTAAGTTCAATGTATTTCATAACAAAAAACTGCTTATTGGTGTTCGAGCACCAGTAAACAGTTTCCTGTTTCCAATCGCTCGAACGATTAGTAACATAGCAATTATATCATATGGCTATATCCTAGCAAGTGCCCGTACCGCATCCTTAAACTGCACTCCGCGCGTCTTCATGTAGTACTTGATGCTGTCTCCCTGCTCCTGGCATCCATAGCACTTATAGCTGTTTGTCTTGACATACACGCATAGTGAGCCGGACTTCTCTTGGTGGAATGGGCAGATACCGAACCTCCGCGTGGTTCCCGGCGTGAGCTTCCCAGCGTGTAGCTCGGTGATTGCGTGCTCCCGTGCGCGGGCTATGTCGATGTCGGTGATGCGGTTTGTGCTCGGGTGTAGTTGTGCGTTTAGATACGAACGGATCATCTTGAGGGTGTGTGGTCGTGTCCCGGCTACGTTCTCAATGCGTAGCTTGCGCACCTCGTCGGCTATGTAGCCGGAACCGAGTACCTTGGCATCCTGTCGCTCTTGGGTCAGGTCTGCTTGCAGGTTAGCGCGTAGTGCGTTCTCGATGTCTTCGAGGTGGTCTTGGAACAGGTCGAGTGCGTTGTATAGGGTGACGGTCATACTACCAATCGTATTCTACTGGTAACTCCTCATTTGGGAACCATGCATTCTCTCGGTACCCATCCTGCTGTAGACGCTTTTTTCGAAGTCCTAGATGCTTGAATACACGAGTGATGGACATTTCAATCTTCTTGTTGATGCTAACACTATCGCTGTCAATAGAGCGTCCATCCCTGTCGCGTGGTTGATATACCCCACAATACGCTTGCCGAGCCGTTACGCCTTCGTTCTTTGTTTGTGGCAGTAGACCCTCATACCATTTCTTGAATATATCCTCATCCTGTTCGTGCTGGCGTACCTGCTCCTGGTTGTTCCTGAGTATATCAATAGGTATCTCCCAGGTGCTTTCTTTTAGCTCGACCAGTCTATGCTTTGCCTCTGCAAATAGTTGGTTACGGTTTTCTACTAACCACTCCACGTTTGCATCTTCATTAGGTAGGAGTACTACCCACCACCTACGGTTCCCGGTGTCGTCTTTTAGGATCTCATCATTGTTCGCAGTAACAGCAAACACGCACCTCCTTGGGAAGTCCCGGGAAGCGCGTGCATATGGTGGGCGGTACGTATCTTGCTGGCGGGTTAGGATTGACTTCAATGTCTCCTGCTCAGACTTTTTGAACACGGCACCTTCTGAGAACTCCACTATGAGCTTACCCTGTATGTCCTGTTGGAACTCCTTTACTGATAAGTCGGTAAACTCTACATGGTATTTATCTCCTGCAATAGCGAGGAGCGATGTTGACTTCTTAATACCCTGCGGTCCCTGCAAGAGTAGCGCATAGTCGAATTTACTCCCGGGCGTTAGTATTCGCTTCACTAGCCCCTTTAACCAGTTGCTCCCGATCTTCCTATGGTACTCGTTATCTTCGACGTGGTATGTATTATGTAGCCATGAGTCAAGTCTTGGCACGGTGTCCCACTCGAGACTGTTGATGTAGTCCTGTGCGCTATCGTATGCATTCTCTGCGCCTATCATGGTAAGTGCCTCACGCACCATACCAACTCCCTGTTTGCATAGGAACGGGAACCTGTTAGACATCTTTGAGTGTATGTCTATGTCGTGATGGTCTTCTCTAACCACCCAACGGTTGTTCACTTTTATCTCGTATTTTTGCTTGAATGTATCAAAACGTACTGCGTGGAATGATCGTACTGCGCGAGTTACATTTTCCTGGCATGGTATAGGTATCTCATCACCATCTCTGTTTGCTTTACACAGGAAGTCTACAAAGGGTGTCGGTATGACATTATCAATGTCATACATCGCGTCTACATGGGTTGTCATGCAAAATGTCCTACTAATAATGCGCCGTGCTCGCCCGTCAAGGTGAGTGGTCGCTTACAGTATACGTGTGTATGTTATCGGTTGCAAATATAGTTAGATGGTGTATACTGTGGATAACCAAACCCACTCGGGTGCGGTTCGAGGTGCAGTAATGTACCTTGCTCCCCGTCACACACTACCCGCCTAGTTGCGGGTTTTGTGTATTTGCGTGCTGCCACACCTAGGTGTGGCATTTTAGAGGTGTGGCACGAGGTGTGCCACTTAAAAAAGTGGCTCAACCACAACGCCATACAGGAAGTGGCACACCTACCATACCTTTTTATAGTAAATTATTATTAATAATAAAATGGGTATAGGAGGGGTAGAAAATAATTCTACGAAAGTGTTGCAAAAAACAGGGGTGAGGTGTGGCACGAGAATACGGCTTTGTTAAGCCATATTCATTTTTTTGGTGCCACACCTACTGTGGCAGCGGGGTGTGGCGCGCTAAACTTGACTCCCCCACCCCGCTTGCTGGATGATTTGGGTATGAGACAGGGCTATCTAGTCCCTAAGATAAAAATAGTCGTACTGCGATCTAAGATATTGGTGTGCCCATGTGGTATCAAGTTCATTGCTATACAACCAGAGATAGATATGGGGTATACTAGACGTAAGTGCCCCTGGTGTGTGCCATACAAGCATACCGGCCATAGTCCACCTCCCATTACTCATTTTTATTTCCCAGTTAACCTATCTAAGACACCATGGTAAAGAAAGTAATTGCATCGAATAACGAGAAACTTATCAGGGGAGCAAACATCCTTGCTGATGCGGTCAAGTCCACTCTTGGACCGCATGGAACTAACTTTGTGCTCGAGAAGGGGTTGCGGGTGACGAATGATGGTGTATCTATCGCTCAGGAGATACAGAGTAATGACGAGATAGAGGACTTGGGTATACGCATACTGCGTGAAGCTGCGGTGAAGACTAACAACGAGGTGGGCGATGGCACTACCACAGCATGTACTCTTGCTCAGGCCGTGTTGAAGGCGGTTGTACCTCTCGTAACCAAGAAGGATGGTGTTGCGGTGAGTCGTCGTACACCCTCTGAGGTTGTGGCACAGATTGAGCGCGAGAAGGATGAGGTGTTGGTGATGCTTAATGACATGGCGACCAAGATTGAGAGTGCCGATGATCTGGTGAAGTCTGCCATCGTGTCAACGGAGAATAAGGAGCTTGGTGAGGTTATCGGGCGCACCCAGTGGGATTTGGGTAAGGATGGATTTTTGATACCGGAACAGACTGCGGAAATGGAGACTACTGTGGAGCGCGTGAATGGCATACGGTTGGATAATGGGTTCGGTACTTCGTTTGTGATAAACAACCAGGAGAAGCAGAGTCTTGAGGTTGAGGATGTAAAGGTTATATTGACCGACAACGTGCTTGTCGATTTGAAGCCCATCGCTATGGTACTCGAACAGCTTGTGCGTTCAGGCTCGAGCAAGATACTGGTGATTGCTCGCGGATTCACTGAGGAAGCGGTGAAGATATGCGCTGAGAATCACAAGGCTGGTGTGTTTATCTATCCGGTGAATGCACCGTATGTAGACCAGGCTGAGATTATGCGTGATATTGCAGCTATTACCGGAGCAACATTTTTTAGTAAGGAGACCGCATCGCTTGAGGATATACAGCTTTCAGATGTTGGTAATGCATCACGTATCCTTGCATACCGCTACTCGTCAATTATTGCAGGGTCTAAGGACGCAAGCATTGAGGAACGAGTGAGTGCACGCATTACCGAACTAGAGCGACAGCTTGCCGGTGAACCGTCTGCATTCGCACAGCGCAACATAAAGACACGTATTGCACAGCTTACGAATGGATGCGCGATGTTGAAGGTAGGGGCTAAGAGCGAGCAGGAACGCAAGTACCTGTTTGATAAGGCAGAGGACGCATGCCATGCGGTACGTGCGGCACTACAGGAGGGAACGGTACCCGGCGCTGGCCTTGCATTCAAGGAGATAAGTGACAAGCTACCTGCGGAGTATATACTTAAGAGACCACTGTGCTCTATTTACGAGCAGATTATGAGCAACACACCACAAGGCTTTGTGATTGAGAATTGGGTACGCGACCCTGTGAAGGTATTGCGTATCGCGCTCGAGCGAGCGGTGAGCGTTGCTGGGACTCTTGCGACAGCGCATGGTGCAGTAGCGAATGAGCGACCGAAGCCACGATATGTCCAAGAGACAAGTGCCACAACGGAAGACGCATAAGACGATGAGTGGCGAGGAATTACTAAATAAACTTGCGCAATATGCCGCTAAACAAGAAGGGAAAAAAGATAATGAAGTCGATGGAGAAGACCTACGGGAAAAAGAAAGGCGAGCAGGTCTTTTACGCGACGAAAAATAAAGGGAAGATAAAGGGAGTTGAGAAGAAGAAATAGCTTGATATTTTATTCAAGTGTGTTATGGCACAACATGGAGGAAAAAGAGAAGGGGCAGGTAAACCGAGAGGTGCACTAGCTTCACATACAGTCGAAGCGCAAGAGCTTAAAAAGCAACTGATTGCTGAATATGTCAAGAGGAGGGCGAAGATAGACAAAGCACTACTTGATCAGGCTGAACAAGGAAACATACCGGCAATAAAGGAGTTATACGATCGTGTGTTTGGTAAGTCGGTGCAACCTATTGTTGGCGATAAAGACAATCCAATTGCAGTGGAGATAGTGCAGTATGCAAAAAATAACACTGCCGTTTAATTTCGTACCACGCTCATATCAGTTACCACTCCTGCAAGCAATGGACTCCGGGTATCTTCGTGCTATCCAGGTGTGGCATCGACGCGGTGGCAAGGAAAAGGTAGACGTGAACATCATTGCAAAGAAGATGATGGAGCGTGTTGGTGCGTACTACTACTTTTTCCCTACTTATACACAGGGTAAGAAGATTCTATGGGAAGGTTCGGACAAGTCCGGCTTTCGATTTATAGACCACTTCCCGGCAGAACTGCGCGACGGCAAGCCGAACGATACCGAGATGAAGCTACGGTATAAAAACGGCTCACTGTTTCAGGTTGTTGGTGCTGATAATATCGACAGTATTGTGGGTACAAACCCCATAGGTACCGTGTGGTCTGAGTACTCACTACAAAACCCTAAAGGCTGGGACTTCATACGCCCTATCCTTGCAGAGAACGGAGGATGGGCGATATTCAACTGGACCCCACGAGGTAAGAATCACGCATACGACTTGCATATGATGGCAGAGAATGACCCGAAGTGGTTTGTGTCGGTGATTACTGTCGATGATACACACGCCATATCACCCGAGGTGCTTGAGCAGGAGCGCAAGGAGATTATAGCGAAGCATGGGGATGATTCACTGTTTCAACAGGAGTACTACTGCTCGTATACCGCGTCTATTCTTGGTGCGTACTATGCTTCACAGTATGCCGAGGCAGAGCGTAACGGACGGTTTACGAATGTACCGTATGATCCGCTCGTGCCGGTACACACAGTATGGGACCTTGGTATCAGTGACGCTATGTCGGTAGGATTTTACCAGGCGGTAGGTCATGAGCGACGCATGATAGACTACGAGGAACACTCAGGGCTTGGCTTGCCGGAGTTTATCAAGAAGGTCAAGGATAAACCGTATGTGTATGGCAAGCACTTTGCGCCACATGACATCAAGGTACGCGAGCTTGGTACCGGGAAGACACGACTACAGACCGCAGAGGAGCTTGGTATCAAGTTTGAGGTAGTTCCCTCGCTCAGTGTGCAGGATGGTATCGACCGCGCTCGTGCTGTATGGAGTAAGTTGTGGGTGGATAAGGAGAAGTGCAAGGATTGGTTGAAGCTCATACCGCAGTACACCAAAGAGTATGATGAGAATAAGCATATGTTTAAGGACACTCCACTCCATGATTGGACATCGCATGGTGCAGATGAGTTTCGATACTTCGCACTCGTTGAAGACCAGATGACTGGTGGTCCATCATCGTCTGATGGTCATGTGAGTATTATTGACTATTCAATGTGAGGTAGCATAATGTACGTATGATTGCAAACTTAATCCTAGACGATAAGGGTGTCCCCGTTACCGGACAGAAACTTACTCAGTCTTCGTACAACCCGCCACAGGAGGTGCAGAAACTATTTGCACTGTGCCAGAAAGAGTACGACCGAGCGTACACATTACTCAATAAGCCATGGGATGAGTTCGATGGACAAACTCTACTCAACCGTACACGTCTCGACCAAGAGACGTTTGGTGCATTCGTGGGTGTGAAGTGGCAACCCGAGCACAAGCGGTGGAGATGGCAGGGCAGGAAGAATACCGCACGCAACAAGCTCATAAGCATACTCGCGCACATGCTTGCGGCTATGCTGTACCCATACGTGAACGCAACAAACGAGCGCAATGAGGAGGACAAAATGACGGCTAAGGTTATGCGTATTCTCATTGAGAACCATTTGAAAAAGGCTGGGTATGAGGTTGATTTCTTGTTTATCGTACTATCTGCACTCGTCAACCCCGCTGTATTCATTAT